GTACTAAAACAATTATTTGAGAACAATGTGGTTTCCGAAGATATTAAGACGGAAATCGAAGGTGCTTGGACAAAACAAATCCAGGAAAACCGCGACCGAGTCACAGCTGAACTACGTGAAGAATTTGCACAGAAATTTGAACATGAAAAAGGTTTAATGGTTGAATCATTAAACTCAATGCTTGAAGATCGCCTAACAAATGAAATAGCTGAATTTATCGATGATAAGAAGCAGCTAATCGAAGCCAAGGCAAAGTATGCAAAGAAGATGAAGAAAGATGCAGAAGTAATGAAGGAATTCGTATTCCATCAATTAAAATCTGAAATTTCTGAACTTCACGAAGATCACAGAATGATGTCATCTAATTTCCAAAAGCTAGAGCAGTTCGTAGTAACGCAACTAGCAAAAGAAATAGCTGAGTTTGACACAGATAAGAAAGCAGTAGTAGAGACAAAAGTAAAACTAGTTAGAGAAGCGAAAGCACAGCTCAACGATGTTAAGTCTCAATTCATTGCACGTTCAGCTAAGTTAGTTGAAGCAACTGTAGTTAATACTATCACAAAAGAGATGGCACAGCTTAAAGAAGATATTTCTTCAGCAAGAAAGAATGATTTCGGACGCAGAATCTTCGAAGCGTTTGCTTCGGAATACACACACAGCTACCTTAGCGAAAAGAGCGAAGTTGCAAAGCTATTCAAAGTTATCCAAGATAAGGATCGCCAATTAGCAGAAACAAAAGCAAAGATTTCTAAAGCAGCAAACTTAGTAGAAAGCAAGAATCGTGAAATTACAAAAATGCGCGATATTGATAACCGTAAAGAAGTTATGAGTGAACTCTTAGCACCACTAGGTAAAGACAAAAAAGCATTGATGTCGGAGCTTTTAGAAAGCGTACAGACACCAAAGTTACGTCAAGCATATGATAAGTACCTACCGGCAGTTATGTCAGACGGTACCGGAACCAAGCAGGCATTAGTTGAGGCAAAAGAAATAACAGGCAATAAGCAAGCAACAACAGTTACAAACAGTACTGTTGAAAGCAATATAATTGACATCCGTAGACTAGCGGGATTAAAATAAGGAGTTTTAAACTATGTCACAACTACTAGAAAGCCGCTGGCATGAGACAAAAGAGGCACTTTTAGAAGGCCTTGGAGGTAATAAGCGTTCAGTAATGGCCGTCACTCTCGAGAATACACGTAAGTATCTCGCAGAAAGTGCTACAGCTGGTGCTACTTCTGCCGGTAACGTTGCAACTCTTAACAGAGTTATTCTTCCAGTAATTCGTCGTGTTATGCCGACAGTTATTGCAAATGAACTAGTTGGCGTTCAGCCAATGACTGGTCCAGTAGGACAAATCCACACACTACGTGTTCGTTATTCAGACACAGTAGGAAGTGGCGACACTGTAGTAGCAGGTGAAGAAGCACTAAGCCCATTCAAAATTGCTGCTGCATATTCAGGCAATCAATCAGCAACTGCTGGTGGTACTTCCACAGCAGCACTTGAAGGTCGCGCTGGAAACAAAATGAGCATACAGATCCTCAAGCAGGTAGTTGAAGCGAAGACTCGCAAGCTATCAGCTCGTTGGACTTTTGAAGCTGCTCAAGATGCACAAGCACAGCAAGGTATCGATATTGAAGCAGAAATCATGGCAGCTCTTGCACAGGAAATTACTGCTGAAATTGATCAGGAAATCCTAGCTTCTCTAAACAACCTAGCAGGTACTGCTGTTGAAACATACAACCAGGCTGCTGTTTCAGGTACTGCTACATTCGTTGGTGACGAACATGCTGCTCTAGCTGTTCAGATCAACCGTGTATCTAACTTGATTGCACAACGTACACGTCGTGGTGCAGGTAACTATGCAGTTGTTAGCCCATTCGCGCTAACAATCCTACAGAGTGCTACAACATCCGCATTTGCTCGTACTACAGAAGGCACTTTCGAAGCACCAACAAACACTAAGTTCGTTGGTACTCTAAACAGTGCAATGCGTATATATGTAAATGCTTATGCAAGTGACTCAACTGATGTTCTAATCGGTTACAAAGGAACAAGTGAATCAGACGCTCCTGCGTTCTACTGCCCATACATTCCTCTAATGTCAAGCGGTGTTGTACTTGATCCTGCAACATTCGAACCAGTAGTAAGCTTCATGACACGTTATGGTTACGTTGAGCTCAGCAATGCAGCTTCTTCGCTCGGTAACGCAGCTGACTACCTAGGTAAGGTTGCAATCACTAACGGCAACGTTAAGTTCTCCTAATACGTTAGGATAATAACAAGTTAAGCGGGCATTGTCCCGCTTTTCTTTTGATCAGTTGACAAGACTTAAATATCTGTTATAATGTTCAACATGCAAGACCTTGTGATAGAAAATCCAGAAGATTGGCATCGAGTTGATGATGCGTTAAAAAAACTTATCCGCATAATGCCTGAATTCTATAAAGATTACTATCGTATACGTAAAAACTTAGAGATTAAAATCAAAGAATTGTCAGAACTTGATATTAAAGTAAGACGTAACGATTCAATTTATTATAAACAGTTAAGAAAAGACAAATTACAAGAAATAAACGATACTACACGCTTATTCTCCAAGATGTACTTGATAGCATCTCTTGCTAAAAGATAAATACAAGTACCATAACGGTTTATGGGGAATCCCAACCTCGTAGCCCTAGAACGGTTTAAATTAAAGGAGAAAACAAATGGGTCGTCCGGTAAGAAAAGATATACTAGGTACAGAAGTATTTGGTGACTATACAACTACAGCAGTTGGTATACGTTGTGAAGCATATTTCTCAAGCAATCAATCAGATGTTTTTATTATAAAACAAAAAGGTGCTAGCAGATATCTTGTACAAGATAAATCAGCAGGAACTACACAAGTCGCTAAACTAGTCAGCGGAACACCGTCAGAATTAGGCGAAATGCGTATGATTGGATATACAAGTAGCAATCATGTTGGATCAGTAACTATTCGTAGCTTAAAGAAAAGAACAGCCACTGATTGGAGCGGAAATCGCTATACATGGTATGTTGAAAACGATAGCTCCCAGGATATGATTCGTCTAACATTGATTTGATAAGGTTTAATAATATATAATGTCAGCAAATGTCGTAAGGGTTAACAGCGACTACAAGATCCAGACTAACGTAGGCGGTACTATCACGTTAGATACTGGATCAAGTAGTGGTACTGTGAGCATAGTTGGAAATCTAAACGTGCTAGGTACAACTAGCACGATTACTACAACCAATACTAATATACTTGATAATCTTATAGTTCTCAACAAAGGTGAGACTGGAAGTTATGTCAGTGAAGGTATAGCTGGTATTGAAATTGATAGAGGTCCAAATAGTACTTACGGTAATGCTCAAATAGTTTGGATCGACAGTGAAGTTGGAACAGACCCTTATTGGGAATCACCTAATGGTTTACAAAAAAGCGGTGTGTTTGTTTTCAGAACTAAAAATGGTGGACTAAACGGTATTAGAACTAACTCTATCGATACTGCAGGACAGAGTCTTGTTTTAATAGGTAGAGGAACAGGTGTATTAACTGTTGCTGGAACACAAGATTATGAACTTAATGTGTATGATGACGATCATATTCCAAATAAAAGATATTTAGATCTAAGATTAGATACATTTGGACCTAGAAGAATTGTGCAAGGTGATACATCTGTAATAGCATCTGATAATTCTGTTTCAGGAGGTATTAGTAACGTACAAATAGTTGTTAACAACGTTGAAGTTGGAGCAATTAAACAAACAGAGTTTGATTTATTTAATTTAAGATTTTCAAATACTACAATCGAAAATACTGCAAGTAATAACGATATACGAATTGCCGTTAACGGTACAGGTATGCTAATACTTGATGCAACAAACGTGCAAGCAAACGGTGACGTTAATATATTATCATCAACTGCTTCAACAACTACAACATCTGGTGCATTGAAAGTAGCAGGTGGTGTAGGAATAGTTGGTGCTGTTTATGCAGGTAGTATACAAGCAACACCAATTGGTTCATCTACTGCAAGCACTGGAGCATTTACAACAGTAGGTGCTACTACTGCAAATCTTACTACTGCAAATATAACTACAGACAATGTCACAACACTTAATGCTACAACAAGTAATTTAGGAACAGTTAGCACCGGAACATGGAACGCTACAGTTGTTGGTACAAGTTATGGCGGAACAGGACAATCTGCATATACTGATGGGCAAATCTTGATAGGTAAAACTAGCACTGGATCATTGGTTAAAACTACACTAACTGCAGGATACGGTACTATTATAACTAATGGATCAGGACAGATTACTATAGATTCATTTGGGTTAGGTGGAACCGTTACAGGTGTTACTGCTGGAACCGGCTTAACAGTTATTGATGATACTGACGGAGTTATTACAGTTAGTGGTGTAATGGCTATCGCAAATACTGGCGTTTCGTCTGGTTCATACGGAAGCGCATCGTACGCAAGTAGATTTACAGTAAATGCACAAGGACAATTAACTTCAGCGTCAGAAACTGCGATAGCGGTTGATGCTGCTGCTATAACTAGCGGTATACTTTCTCCAGCACGTGGTGGGTCTGGTTATGGAACATACAGTGATGGTGACTTATTAATCGGTTCAAGCCTCGGTTCTACATTATTAAGAGCAAAACTAACTCAAGGCACTAACATCACTATAACAAACGGTGGCGGTACTATCACTATCGATCATAATGATAAGGCAACTAATTTAAAAGGTGGTAATGGTACAACACTATTAGGTTCAATACCTTATCAAAGTGCTACTGATACTACAACATTACTAAGTCCAAATACTTCAACAACTAAGAAATTTTTACGTCAAACAGGTAACGGTACAAATGGTGCAGTGCCAGCATGGGATACATTAGCTGCTGGAGATTTACCAAATACAGTTAATGATGCTACAACATCTAATACAGCAGCTAGTATTGGATTCTTAGGTGTGCCGCAAAACAGTAAAGCAGTTGATTACAGCACTATTATTGGCGATTCCGGTAAACACATTTATGTAACTGTAACTAGGAATATCACTATCGACGGCAGCGTAGCCTATCCTATTGGAGCTACTATTATGTTTATTGCAGCAGCAGGTGCGACTGCAACTATTGATATTACAACTGATACTTTATATCTAAGCAGTGCTGGAACTACTGGCGCACGGACATTAGCACCTTATGGTGTAGCTACTGCTATTAAAGTTGAGTCAGGAAAATGGTTTATCAGTGGAACTGGGCTAACTTAAACAATAGAATCTAGTAGATCAAATACTGTTTCTATTTTAGCACGAGTAATTTTACTACTAACTGTATTTTTAATACCCTGGTGTATAGGTTTTGGCCATTTATCTAATGCACACCAAGCATACCCAACATGTTCATTGCTTAACTTAGGTATAAATTCATCTTTTATTATACAGATGTATGTGTGGAAATTAAAGTGATCGTCGTCGCTCACAAAAGTTTCTAATGGTATAGTTTTAATTACTTCAGGAAAAAATCCAATTTCTTCAACTACTTCTCTTTGTAGTCCTTCCCAAACAGATTCTCCCTGTTCAGATTTTCCACCAACTAATCCCCAAGTTCCTTCTTTTTTACCACTGGCTTTCTGTAGTAATAAAAATCGTTTTGTTGATTTGCTTAAAAAGAAAGCACCGCTGCCTTTTATTTTTTTGATCATAGGTTAAAACTGAAGTCGCCATTGCCCTGGCATATACTCGCCTTCAAAACTTTTCGTCCAGTATTCGCCGTCCCATTTATATTGTACACCAGTTTTTAAATTAGTAACATAAACGATATCTAATATAGATTTAGCACTAAACACGATGTTCCATTGTGCGCCATCCCATTCAATAATGTCGTTTTCGCTGGCTACAAAATCACTTTGATCAGCATTTTTCCATGCTGCTGGTCCAAGCTGATTCTTTGTACTACCGATGTTATCTAAAATCAAATACCTAATACCAATAGCTACAATACCCGGATTGTATGTTAACGGATTAACAATAGCATCTATAGTACCTCTACCTGCGATAACTGTGTTTGTTGGATATGTATCTGGGTCCCAATTTACTAACATCAATGTTTCGTCTGTTGCATCTATTGCAGCAGTTCCTACTACTTCTGATCCGTCTGAACGAATGAGATATATCCTACTTGATCCTGCTCTAAATTCTCCATATTGGTCTAGTAGAGTAAACCAATTAGTAGTAGTTCCGTATTTTATCGGAATAGCAGTACCAGTCTCTGTGCTAACACTTTCACCACTGTTTACTAGCCTTACAGAATTGTTTACAACTAATACACCATAATTGCCCGGTGTTACATAAACGGTACTTATTGGAATATTATCAATAAAGTCATCATTGAGTGTTCCTGTTGATTCAGAGAATATGTTTGATATAACAGTTTGAATTACACCCATTCTTGTAAGTTTACCTGGCGGAGTTAGCCAAATAGGAGTATCTAATTGTATAGTAGCAACATCAATGTCACTATCAGTTCCTACTGGAATAGTTCTATTACTAAAATCAATATTATCTAGATAGATGGCAGTTAAGCTAGTCCAATCAACATAATTGTCTGTAGTTTGAACTTCAAAGCTAGGATTGAAAAGAACTAATATCTGCTCTAATACCTGTAGCTTCTGTTCAGTATTAGTCGTCCATATGTCTGCTCTAATCGTTAATTTATATGGAGTAGGCATCAATCTTTCAACAGTATAATTTGTACCTTGTGTATCTGTATACTTGTTAGTAACAGGGTCGACCGCACGTTCTCTGATGAATATCTTATTAACATAACTAGCATCTGCAAGTCTAGAAGTATCGAGTTTTAAATCTGAAACATATACAGATATACGTGGAGCACTTGGTATTTTGTTTTCGCTGTTATCTCTTATAACTGTAGCAGCCATTCGTGACAAATCTCCGTAGAGAACCGGTACGACTTTTTCAGTACCGTCGACTGCTCTTACTTTGAACCCACTTAACATTCGTATTAATTGAGCTAGATATCGTCTTACTTGTCCGTCATAAAAGAATTGCATTATAAATCTGCCTTAGGTCTTAGTGCTTTACTTAGTGCTACTCTCTGTTCGATGCGTTCTGCATATAAAGTCCAACGAACTTCATCATTGAGATTTAATGTGTACAATGTATTAAACGCTAGTTTTCCTGTACCTGGATGTTCGTAAATGTCAGTTATAGGCATCACATATTCGTTAACATAAACTTCTACACCATACTGTGCATTGTAATTAGTTTTAGTTACGATTTGATTTAGATTTAAATCGATCGAAAGTGTAGGATCTGTAGTACGGAATACTTTCGGACTGGTTACAAAGAATGTATCAGTAACAAGCGATTTAATATTACTATATCTAGTATTATTAATAAAGCTGGTCTTTTGTATCTGTCTATTTTCAGTATTAGTTTTTAACATTCTAACCTTATCTTCAAATTTAACCCAACGTCTGCCATCGTACCGAAAAAGTCTATTTGGCAAATAATCACTACGTAAGAAGAAATCTCCATCAGTTGGATACGCAGGAAATTGTATACCAAAACCATAAGGAACACCATTAGGAGGTATACCAGATCCGACTAGATAACCTTGATATCCGTCAACATTTGGTGTATTAAGTGTTGCATCTGTAGTATTAGCATCATTTATTGCAGTATTTGGGCTATCAACTGTTACTAGATCTACATTACCATTTTCGTCTAATGTTAGTGTAAAGTAATTTCTAGTATCATATCCACTCTGCGGTGCAGCAGCTTCAGCTTCTGCTAATACACCGTCGTTAATTCCTTTTTCGATAGCATATGTACTCATAGCGTGACGTAAGCTAGCATCTTCTCCGAGTTGTCTATAAAATGCTGTATCAGGAGGACTTATACCATAAACATCTGCTATAACTTCATATAATGCACCATCGTAACGAACAGTTGTTCCAGCATAGAAGTTCTTACCATCTTCCCAAACGCCTGCATAGTTGTCCATGTCTTGCGGTAAGTCTAATATGTCTTTAAATTCTTGGCTATCTATGATAGGCTTTAGTTTTAACCTATATAGATGTGGATACCAAGTCATAGAAAATCCTTCTGCTGCTCGGTTTACATCTTCTACTACATAAAATCTCTTTAGTGCTATCTTATAATCGTTTAAAGCGAACTCATCTTTAAGGTGAGGCAATTCAATAACGTCACCGCTCATTACTTTCCGACCTAGCGTTTCAACACTGTTGTTGATATGTATTGTCATAAAAATAGTATCGTTTTGTAAGAATAATCCAAACTGACTTAGATTGAAATCGATATCCTGTACATTATAGATACCACGCATAATGTATACTGTGCTATCGTACTTTCTATCTCTATTTTCTAGAAACAGTACATCTTGTATAGTTGTTGGAGTTGTTGCTTTGTTTGGATCACCAGGATCGGCAGGGCCGAGATACTTGTGCATATACACATCAGTACCTCCAATTTGGAACATCTCATAGACCTGTTTGTCTATAAATTTATAATCGTTACCTTTTTCGGGTTTGTATAAGCTGAGTCTAGGCATGTTAGTGTATTTATCGCTATTGATAAATATGATTTAGCAAAGTATTGGATACCGTCATGACACCGTTAACAATCAACATTGGAACTAGCCCAAACAGCAAAACTGGAGATACCGTCCGTAATGCGTTTGATAAAACTAATAAGAACTTCACAGATGTATATACAAAACTTAACCTATTGTCAGGAGGTGGGGCAGCAACTGCAACTGTTGACATAATAGGCAACGTATCTTCACTGTCGGGAACTGTGTTAGTTGATGCAACTACAGGAAAGATTACTACTGCTTCAGTTCCGGATAATGTTCCTTTGATATATCAATTTCGTGTATTGTTTGATGGTTCAGGAAACCTTAGCAGTGCTGCTAGTTTACCAAACGGTTGGTCTTCGTCTAGATCAAATAATCAATTAACTATAACACACACTACAGGTAGAACATTAAAGACAGTATCATACTGGGGGTATTCAGTAGCTATTGGGTATCGTTTACGCTTCCCTAGTGCAGGATATGAAGTAAATATACCAGCTTCAGGTAATACTATGGTGTTTAATATAAATGCTGCTGTTACCGGAGCTGATCTAAGTCAACACGCACTAGTGACGGTAATGTTCTAATGAGTCAATTAACACCTACTAAAGTTTTATCAATTGATTTAACTGAGTTACTACCTACCGAACTCTACGGTTCGGAACCAAATCCTAATCAACCTTGGAAATTCCAAGGAACGATTACAGTTGACCCTCAATATCATTCAGATACTACTACTCCTACTCCAGGAATATATGATGGATTAGATGTTGCAGTAGGTGATTACATTACTACACAATCTGATAAAGTTCTGCACATAACTTCAATAGTAAGCCAAACTGCTGATACAG